CTTCAAGAACCCCAAACTCACCATTTTTATCTAAATATACTTTATCAACTCTATTTAAGTAATACTGAATATCCGTTTCAAATTGTGTATTAGGCGCAGGGAAGTTGCATACTGATGCACCTGCTGCAGTATATTCGGTTGAGCCCCCACCAATATCTTCAGTATTACCCACCTTAGGTCTAAAGTCAACTGCTGATCTTAATTCAATACCTTCAAATGACGGAATATCCTCATATATACTTGCGCTGCTATATGAATCAATAGTAAAGAAATCACCTGAGCTATGCTGCATGTATTCATACTCTACTATTAAATCACCTGATACTGTATAATTACTTTCAGGCTTAACTTTAATAGCACCTGTATCGTAATGAGATGATCGTTGACCATTATCTAAATCAAAATGTCTAGTAACATCTTGACCATTATTTGTAATAGAATTAATTTTTACAATATCAGCATGGCCTAGTGATTGCCAAGATGTAAAGTCACCTGTCATAGTATAATTACTTTCAGTAACTAATGTTTTAGTTTTATGCAATATTGTTCTAGTAATAGGGCCAATACAACCAATATAAACACCTTCGTAACCAATAATATTACTAAAGATTACATATGGAGCACCGGATGGATTATCATAAGTAACAGTCATAGTTACTTCGGATAAATCTATAATAGTACCATCATCCTCACTATACAAAATATAATCATTAATATCTTCAGATGATAACGTCTCACCTGAACCTAATGTGTGGAATGTAGCATTATTGCCTGCCACATCAATAGATACATCAATCTTTTTAATTGTTGAGAATCTATAGTTATAATCCGGGGCATCATTAGGATCTATAGTAGCACTACATGTTTTAATTCTTGATTCAGGTAATTCAAATACTAGCTTATCAGATGATAAATGTATAGAATCAATATCTGCACCATAAGTTGTAGAATTACCAGACGGGAATTCCATTCTTGTTGCACCTGCTATAGTACCAGTTAAATCAAATACATGTATTCTAAATCCTTGATCGGTTCTTTGGGTTGCTCTAGGCTTAACTGTACCAATTGTATTATTACCTACATCCTTTAATTCAATAGGAGTAAATGTAGTAATATCAGGGACACCTACCATATTAGTAACATCGATATAGTTACTTGTACTAACAGGAATAGTTTTATCTTGTGCTAATTCCGATTCTCTAGCTTTATTTAAATCAACATTCGTAGTATTAAGGGTTTCAATTTCATAACCACGAACATATGCTTTAGATGGTTCTATGCCTAATGTAAGTTTAGTATCATCACCACCAATATGTGGCTTTGCTGTTGCTGGGAATGGGTTAACTGTATAATTGCCTGATTCATCAAATGTTCTTCTTGCAAGGGTATCTTCTAATACAGCATAGTCAGTTTCTCTCGCATGCTTAACAATTATACCATCTACAATTCGTGCTAATAAAACAAATACACCAGTATTTGCATATACATCTTGTTTAACTAAAGAGGTTGTAATTGAATATCTATGTGCACCAGGGGCCGATTCATTAGGAGTACCTTGAGCATTATCATTTAATGATGTATCATGACCAGAACTTATAACTGACTCGTTAATTTTTAAACCTACATCATATGAAATACCAGTTGTATATTTACTTAATACAACAGTATCGCCTTTTACGATTACAAAGTGTTTTTTGATATAATAAATACCTTCATCAATACTTACTATAGAACCAAACCCACTTGAAGTAACTGTAGCCGATAAAGCACCCGATGTAATTATATCATTATCTGCAAATTTATCTGAACCGGATGTATAATTTACATATAATGTAACGGGATCAGTATCTGTAGCATCAAGGGCATAAACAACTTTAGCTGTTGAAGTTCCATTACTTATTTCTAAACCAATAAAATCATTTATATTTGTTACAGTAGTAGTTACTTTAAGATAGTCAATTTTATTATTAACATATACGGAACCCGGAATAACCACGGATCCTTCTTTAAACATGTGATCACCAATTGATGATACCTGATTTTGAAGCATAGACTGGATTTGAGTAAGTTCTCTTGCTTGTAATGCATGCCCTGGTCTAAATAGGATTTTGTTATACTTTTCGCGTGGGGTTAATCCATCTACTGCAGTAGGCGTGTTATAATCATCCCAATATGGTTCAATGTTAAATTTAATTGCCATTTCTTATTCCTAATTTAAAATGCGATAACTAATCTAATTGTTTCAATCTGATCTGTGCCTCTACTTACAGGTGTTCTATTTTCCATAAAAATAATATCACCTGAGTACGTTTCAATTTCTGAATTATTAACTGCCGTTACATCTTGTCCACCAGTAGTTTCAGTAGATAACCTAGCCAAATCATTAATACTAAATTCATTATATCCAGTAACAGCATTTTGAACATAGTATATAATACCATTAGTGCCATCATATTCAACAATCAAACCTTTAGCATTTGATTCAGTACCTACTACAATACTATCTACAGGATAACTTCCTCCTAATGCTACTTCAAGAGATTTTGTAGTATTATATACATTAGATTCTGCCACAGCACTTGTACTAGTATCTATAGGGTTTTTAATTAATGAAATTTGCCTAAAGTCATTAGTTGATGGGATATCACCATTTTCGTCACCATTAAATACTTTGTTAATAGAAATATAATGGCTACGTAAATCATTACGGGGATCTTTACCGTAACCACCTTTAGGCCCAATAACAGCTCTACAAATTGCCCCAGAACCACCACCACCTGTCAATGTTATAACAGCATTATTATAGCCAGAACCAGGATTAGTAACTTTAATATTAGTTAAATTATTATTACTATCAAGTTCAGCTATAGCTTCACAGCCTGTACCATTACCTTCAATTGTAACTGTAGGCGCTGTATTATATCCTACCCCCATATTAACAATTTTAATATTATAAATGGCTCCATCAATAGCATTATCTTGTACAGACCATTGGTTAATTAATGCTACATCATCATCTGGATCTGGCTCAACAGATAGTTGTTGAACTGGAATAAATGAAGTTGTTAAAAATTTAGAAGCTACATCAACCGGAACTGTAAACATATATTTCCAAATATATCCATCAGTGCTTGATTGGTCAATAACACCTGCTGTAGTTACGCCAGCAATGTCCGGGTTGGTAGTGGAAATTCCACCAGATTTAAGACACATGTAAACGTTATTATTATCCGTAATTACATAGTATTGCTTACTTTCAATAGAAGTATCTTGATCATCATACTCGCTATATACAACACCGGAAATCCAAAGGTATCTTGGCGATGATGCAATAATATCAATTACATCTAATTTTTTTGTAGCATATAAATGATCCCACGCATCATTAGTAGTTCCATCCATTTCATAAGGTTCATATGGAGAGGTATCATTAATATTTCCATTACCATCTAACCATGGTGTGGATCTACCTAATCCAATATAGTACTTATCAGTACCTGTTTTAATGCTTGACTCAAAATTTTGAGTGGCATCTAACCTAAATTTATTTGTAATAATTGCGGACATTTTATTATATACTCCTTATGATATTTCCACGTGACATCCAATTTGAGTGCCTATACGGTTATTTATAACATCTTCAAATGTAAATTGTTTGAAATCTAATATTGGTCTCCAATTGAAAAATTTTGTATTTTCAAAATGGTCCCAAAGGTCTAGATTTGTATTAAGTGATTTAAGATATGTATATTCTTTTTCTATATATGTTCCCAATTCATTTGGATCCATATTAAGCACAACAGGCATTATATTAATAGTAAATGGCACACCACTCGCTTGATACCCGGGGTGGAAATGACGTAACTTAGATGCCATCATTTCAATAAAGATAATAATTTCACCAAAGAATATAAACCCTGCTGGATGAATCAATCTTGTAAATGCAGACTTCCATTCATCAATATTTTTACCTGTTCTTAATACATAAGAAAACTTCTGATAAAAATAAGAATCTTGAATATATTTTTTATTTGAAGCCATACCGTCAGGGGTAGTAAACAATCCTCTACGATATACTTCTACTACATCACCTGGTTGTAATTCTTCTTCGAATGTTAATTTATGCATCCAATGATCATGAGGGTGCATACCACCACCATTCATTACATACATTTCTTGGTCTGGTGCTTTATATGCACCATTTACTGTAATTACATCATCATCTAATTTAACAATGAATCCTCGATCATCATGTTTATCAATAACATATGAAGCCTCAGTAATTGTCCAAGTATAAGATGGTGTATAATTTTCCGGGTGTAATATTACATCTTCTTTATAATCATGCCATTTGCCATCAGATGGAATAAGCATATCATCTTTTGGAAAATATATTTCAACTTCATCATCATATATTAATTTAAAGAATCCTTTAATAGATTCTGGCGTACCACGAGATCTATAAAACTCAGTAAGATGTTTATAAAATAATCTATGGTCGGCCGCAAATGTGCGGGGAATTGGGGTACCAATTTCATTTTGTAATTCATCTAATAATCTAGTTTCAATTAAATCAATATCCCGTTGGTGATCTAATTGGTTTAAATAAAAACTAGATTTATTTTTATGTTCTAAGTATAATGCGTATACCTTTATAAACTCAACTAACTCAGGGTAATTAGAGTTTATATGCTCTGGTACTAGATCATCTACAAATGAAGATACATTAATATTCATTAGTTACTTACCGTTGTATAATCAATACCAGCTGTTGTACCACCAATAACCATTGTATCAATTTCACCTATAATTTTAGCATTGTTAGTATCAATTGTCAATAGTTCATTTCTCATTGGAGCTATATCGCCTGAAGCTGGTTTAGTAATAATTTTTAATATACTAGTAATATCTACAATTGAATCTAAATTAAATCCTTCTAATACAACTTTACCAATAGCCGGTTCTACATAACCCACATCATAATCTTGGATACGGTTATCATCCGTAATAATTTGAATAACATATTTATTTTGTTCTTCATTATAATAATCGGCTAATGAACAAATTTCATTATTAAAAATAAATTTAGTAGATGATATATACGAATCGGAACTAGTTAATTTTGTAATAGGTTGATTGAAATTAAATTCATAAAATTTCTCTTCACCAATAACCGGCTCGAATTTCTTATACATTGTTATACGTGTAATATTTGAAATAATAGATACATCTGTATTATCAATTGATTGCAGTAAATTTGAGTTTCTAAACACGCCACCAAATGATTTTAAATTGTCATTATCATAACTATTAATTACATTTCTAATATTTTCTGCTAATGAATTCACCGTGATATTTGATACATTAGGATTGTATTTAAAGTATACTTCTAAATTAATATATGTATAATCCGGATCAACAAGTATAGGTGTAATTGATACTACATTCTTTGGTTTTAAATGCATACCCGTAATAGTTGCCTTTTCTTCGGCACTTAGCACTTCACCATTAAGGGGCTTAATAGAAACGTACACCTTTCCATAATCAGGTGGGATATTATCTTCACCGCCCCATACAGTTAACGTATCAATATTACCATAAGAGTTTTGAATAATACCTTTATAGTCATCTGGTGTTACTGCTCTATTTTGGGCAACAAATCCTAACGGAGCATTAAATTTAATTGAATCTATACTCTCTGCTGCAGCCCCGCCGTTTGCTCGTTCATTAGTCGTTAGTATAACCGCAGTATTCCCATTAATTGAATCAGCTAATGAAAATTCTGAAGCTCCATTAATATCTTCACCGCCCACCGTGAGGTAACTAATTTTAATAATATTACCTGGTGTTAATTTTTTACCAATTACACCATCACCAAACTTAATTTCATAAAATCCATCTCTAGTTTCTTCTAAGAAATACGCACTTGATTGAGAATCAATATTAATAATATTTGGGATATTTGAGAATGTTTCATAATTAGTAGATGTAGAACTTTCATATACTTCAACAATAATAGTATCTGTATTTACATAATTATCTTGAAGAACATAATGTTCAAACCCTGTTTCATCATACACATATGTACGTTCATTCAATTGCCCTTGCATTAACTTAACATTGTTAAAGATATATTTACCATCACTATCACGCGTAGTTGTATGAGTAGATTCTGCAATAAGATTGTGTGTTATTGAATTAATAGTAGTAGTAAATTTAGTACCTCTTTCCATACTTAATGGTAACCAATTACCAGCATCATCTTGTACATTAATAGGATTAACCATTTCTATATTGATCGTAGCTATTGATGATTTAGTTGATCTTGGGGTATAACCAAGTAACTTAGCATGTGATACAACACTTTCTCTTAATTGTGCAGTATCAAGGAATGTTTCATTAAGAGCAAAGTTAGCATTAACCGCATTGATATGAGTGATATAAGATAATACATCAATCATTGTGTTCATTGCA